ATGGCCCGTACATCTCCAGCAGCACCAAGTAAATATTTTCCATTAGTTGATACCTTGCTACTTCCTTCACGAAGAGTTCCTATTTGCGTGGCAATGCCCCCATCAATAGACGAGATGCGAGAGTCCACGCAGACGACTGCGAACCCATCACCTTGGACAGCGACAATAGTAGTCATGGCTATTCAGCGATGAATTCCTTCCCATGATACAACGCCCAACCGTTGTAGATGGGAATAACATCGTATGCGAACCTGTGATTTCCGTCATCCTCGTAAGTGACAACACCGATACCTTGTTGCCAATTCTCGTGACGAGTTAGAGGGCGACCATCAAGGTCTACACCACCACGTGTAGAAGGAATAGCACCGTCAATTCTAGCAAGGCAACCAGGAGAAGCAGCCATAATGGTTCTCGGACCATCAAAGTCTTCACGTGTTTTAAACGCTGTTTCAATGCGATGAATATGCCCATAGATAACACTCGTCTTCTCTTGGTTAAGGTATACGTGTGCAGTAGAACCTGATGATTTCACACGGTCACCGTGGATGATGCGAAGTTTTTCATTGACCCAATAGTCAGATGCTGGATAACCTGGTCGGTACTCAATACCAAACTCATCCATACGGCAAAGGTATGGGACTGAAAGAACAGGCCACGAGTCTGGTGTGTTACCTTTGCGAAGACCGTAAGCAGCACCTGCGTTTTGTACGAGGTACTTAGGCATACGTTCTTCGTGATTTCCTGCAAGCCAAATGATTTTTGCATTTGGAGCAGCAGCACGAAGTTGAGCGCAGAACAAAGTTGCACGGTCAATTGATGCTTGTGTAGTTTGTGCATACGCAGGATATGTCACATACTTGCCCATCTCAGGAAGGTCAAGGTTGTCACCAACAAGTGCAATAACTTCAGGTTGTAAATCTTCTATAACCTTAATGCAGATGTCAAGAGCCTTTTCGTCATGTGTTGCTTCCAAGTTTCCTTCACGGTTGCGGTAATAACCAATCTGAATATCTGGAGGAACTACACAGGTCTTAAACCCTGTTGCTTTTTTCTTAGTTACTTTTGGTGTTGGTAACTTGATAGCAGGACCTTGTTGTACAACAGGCCATTCAGGACCAGACTCCCATTTAGGTGAGAACTTAAATTGCACACCAGCAAGGTCGTGAATCTCTGCTTCACCTTCTTCGTTTTTGGTAAGTGATTGATAGAGAGATACTCGTTGTATTTGACCAATTTCGTCTACATCAATTCCTTGACGAGCAAATAGGTCAGCAAGTTTTCCAAGCACTTCTTTAGGACTCTGTGGTCCAGCAGTTAGTTCTTCTTTAATGGACATCGCAACTACACATCTTTCTACTATGTTTTTCTACCATTCGGATTGTTACATCATGCCCATGTTTTTTAAGCAAATCAGAAAGCCACTTATACGTGTAGCCACTAGTTTGGATTGAGCGAGGTGAAGCGTTCTTTTCTCGTATTTTAACGAAAGCATCATCTAATGCTGCCTGTTCTTCAACAGACATTTCATTACGGACTTTGCCAATACCGCAAAGTTTTAGAGGAGCAGAACCTGCTTTAAGTTCGTCTAATAAACTATTTTTTGACATTTTTCTTCTCCAACTTGTGTCGTTCTTTTTGAAGCACCTCTATTACTCTGAACAATTCTTCAGTATCAGAAGGCCCAACAAAGACCTTACTGAGATAATAGAGGATACGGTCAATGTCATGTACCTTCATGCTACCACCCTTTTGGTTTAGGTTGTGTAGCGTATCCTACCTAAGTAGGTGTGTCAACTACCCCTGAAAGGAAGCGACAGCCTCTGGAATATTGTCACCACATACGTAGCGCAAGTGCCAAGGCTCAGAGGGAACAACTTCCCATGAGAAGCCAAACTTTTTCACATTGGCAATCAACCAATTAAGACGTTTTGGCTCTGCGGCGTTAGCCACATCAACGGCGATGCCGAGGTTATGCTGGGACTTACCAGGTGTCGCCAACATTGCCATACCCTTTTTCAGATACCAAGTCTTGCCTTCAAATGTTTTGGTGCTTTGACCTGGGATTGGTTCAAGTTGGTAGCGAGTAAGGAATCCTTTTTTCTGTGTTTCGTAATCACGATATGTGTCACCTGCTGAAGTCGGCTTGAGTTCAACCCCTTCAGCCTTTGCAGCAGCAACCATTGCAGCCCACGCTTTTGCCGCAATGTGGTGCATCTTTCCGCCACCTACGGCAGGGACAAGAAGATTTGCTGGCAACTTTCCAGGCTCAATGCCCTTAAGGTCCTTTGGTAATACTACGGGAACAATATAATCCCAAGCAACTTTCTTACTCATGCAATCTCCTCATCGTCAGGGATACCATTACCATTTTTATCTTCTGCGTTCCTGCCAGTTGAAATCATCAAACCAGCAAGTGTTCCAGTAATGAATGTCGCTACTGAAGAAAGAACGCTAAAGAACATTTTATCATTCTCTGCTTGAGCGCCGATAGGCTGTGTAACAAACACAAGCGCCCAAAGCACCCCGACTGTGGTGATGAGTAGGACAAAACCAAGCATGCATCCGATTACAAACTTCAAACGGGCATCTAGTTCTGCTGAGGTTAACCGTGGTTTCATGGTGCTGTTGTCTCCTGTGTTGGGATTAGTTCTTCTAATACTGGGTTTACTAAACCTTCCAAAGTTGGGTCAAAACCTAGTAATGTGTCTGGGCATGCCCCATCTACTTGGCATGCAGGGCGTTGGCACTCAGGCTTTTCCCAGTTTGCTGGGTCTTGGCATTCATAACGGTATTTACCGTCATAGCCACAACTTGCTAAAAGTATTGCTGAAATAAAGAATAACTTTTTCATTTCTTTTCCTTATCCATATGCCAGTCAATGTGTGTGTTCAAACGACCAGCCACTGCGTCAATACCGCTACGAACTTTGCGAAGTTCGGACATTACGTTTGCGTGGTCTTGACGATTTTCCGTTCTGAATTCTTTGAAGGACTTCAGAAGAAAACCGACTCCAGTTCCTATTACGGGTATAGCAGCCGCAATGATGATTGCCCACGCATCGCTCATAGGTCACTCTTTAATTCCAAATTGTTGACCATTGATTTTACGGCGAGCATGTACCATACTTGATGCACCTTGTGGGGTGTTATCAATTACTTCTCTAATTTTTTGTCGTTGCAAAACATCTGGAGATGCATACTTTTTAGGAATACCACCAGTTTGACCGACTGGGATATCAGGGCGAACTGGGCGAACAAAACCTGATTCCGTTGCAGCGCCTTCCATTGCTTTTAACCCTGCTGTGTGTTTTACAGTCAACCCACCAGTTTGCCCAGCAAATCCACGAGCAGTGTCGTGCATGCGAGCGTCAGTATTGTCTGCATCGTAAAGATAAAATTCTTCTTCATTACCATGTGCGTCTTGCATCACCCAGCGTTCTGGTTTTGGTTCATCTTTACCTAACCACAACGCTGCTTGAGTGGTAAGACCAGCATCATGTCGTTGTTTTACACGTTTTGTAGGTGTCTGTTCACTAATGCTTCCAGTGAGATAATAGTTTGATGGTGCATCTGCTTCAGGTTCTTTTTCTCCTGGGCGAAGCACACGGTTCATTTTTTCTTTTGTGTAGTTCATATGGGTCATCAACGGATGTTGTTTTGCAAGACCAATTGCTTCTGGGTCTGTACTTCCTTTTCCTTCAAAATCCGCAATCCAAGGACCAGCCAAAGTTGTTTTATGCCAAGGAACGTCTGTCCACATGTTGCTACGCAAAGCAGGAATCATCCCAAGTTCACGAGCATTACGAGCGCCTTTTCGTGATTGAATTACAGCAAGTGCTCCAGCAAACTGAGGATTGTCTGCCCAATAACCAGACCTAATTTGTTTTGCTTTTTCAGCAGAACCTCCAGGCATACCATAATGCCCAGACTTAGAGTTACACAATTGAGTGCAGATTGGAGTCCTACAACCTGAGCATCCCTCAAATCTTCCGCTACTTGTAGCGTTTGCTAAAGACATACTCATTTGATGAGTTGACCTAACAAGTTCATCTGGGTGAGTTGCGTTTTTAGCAATTTTTAAATTAGTTGATTTTTCTCCAGGGTCAGTATCACTAATCATTGATAGACCAGCGCCACCACCACGGCTTTTCTTATACAAGTCCCAATCATCAATTACTTTTTTAGGTTGAGCAATTGCAGAACGATATTCAGATTCACTAACTGAATTGACAATATCTTGTAATGCTGGTAATTGTGGGGTTACTTCTATCCTTTTCTTAGCCATGTTGTTACCTCTGCTCGTAGTCGTACTGGTCTTTACGACCCTTACTTACGTGAATAGCCCTACGGCGAAGGTCAGTTTCTTTTACCAAACGACCTTCATCTTCTGGGCGAACTGTGTCTTTAAGTTTCTTGTCAAGCATTGGTTTACCAGGACCAAACGCAGAATCAATTGGGTCAGCCATTGGGTCACGTTGTTTAAACTGAGATTCCTGTAATGTGTCTGCTGCTTGCAAATCACGAGGAACTACATAGCCTGTTGGTTGGTAAACTTTTACACCCATGTCATTCTTAAGATAGGTGTTAAGAACAAATGGGTGTCGGCGTTCACGAGTCTTAGGTGGTGGGGCGGCTTGAAAGGAAGAATAGAACTGACCAGTTCTACTCATGTACAAACTAGGACTAAATGCACCCGTAGGGCTTAGTCCATATGTTTGGGCAATGCCTGCCCTTAAGTCATCGGTTGAAGTTAGAGCAGGTGAATCAAAACCGAGTGGTTCTGCACCTATTGCACCAGCGTCAACACTTGGGTCGCCGCCGACATCTGACATGATTAGTCGTTAACAACCGTCACGTTTGGTCGGTTCATGTGTCCGCCTGAGTTGTATGAGTACTCAAACTGTGGCATGTCATCGCCAGCCATTGCACCTTCAACAAACTCTGAAAGTACCGATGGGGCTTCAATCCACGATGCTGAACCAACATGAGCACGTTCACGCATGGTGTCTGCTGCATGCTTGTAGAACATCTCTGGGTTGTTCTGGTTCATTCGCAAAGGCGATGGTGCGGTGTCCTCATAGGCTCCACGACCAAAGTCGTTTGGAACGTCAGTGTCGGTTGCGACACCTTCTTCAAAGCGAAGAGGTCCCTTGTTGCCTGGAATGCTTGGAGCCATGTTTCGCTCAAAAACGGTAAGGTCACGTTCTGGGAACATTGGCGCTGGTGCTACTGTCATGTGTTACTCCTTGGAAAATAAGGTTTCCACAAGAATACCACTAATTGAAAAAGGGGTTCTCGCCAACTTGGATAGTAGGCATTGCGTCATACACAGTCATTGCACAGGCAAGAGCCAATGAGTCTGGGTAGTCGTCAAACGCACCCTTCTCATTTGGGGCTTCAGCCAGCATGTATGGACCACGATAAACCTTTTCTAGGTCATTCATTTGTTGATTAAAGCGTTTCCATGAACGGGTACGGCGAGCCTTAGAGTGTCCTGGGATTACTAACTGCTCACGTTGAATCAATTCCGTCAGGTGTACCCATCGTTCGTTTTGGTTTTTAGCATCAGAAGTCATAGCAATAACTTCTATATTTGGCAACAAAATCTTAAGGCGTTCCGCTACAGCACCACCAACACCTTGTGAGTCCACGCCAATACGAAGCACATCATAGTTACGCAAGAAGTCAATAATTTGAAAGTATTGTTGTTCCCACTCTTGGTCGTTAATTTCCAACCAGTTGAGAATACGGTGTTCGTAGAACCCGAATGGGTCTGGATGGTCCCAGTCAACCCAGCAGACAGTTACTACTGTGGAGTCATTGGAACGAGCAACGTCAATACCAACCACTACAGGGGTTCTCCACCATTGTTTGACCAGTGGCATAGACGGGTCATAAAGTCTTTCCATTCTTTCTTCAGTAACGAACATTCCCTTTTCCAGCATCCATCGGTTGCAATACGACATCTGGAATTCGTCAGAATCTTCACCAATGCGGAGTTTTTCTTTGGCAATAAATTTCCCGTAGTTAGCGTTGTACTTTGAAGCAACTTTGTAATCGTACTCAAAATGGCAATCCCTAATTACTTTTCTACTTTGATTAACACGCCGTTTGTTGTATTGAATCATCTTGTAGAAGTAGGACTTGTTACGGGAAGCCGTTCCAGTAAGCATGATACTTCCGTTGTTAAACGCCAACATCGGCTTGATTGATTTGGTAATCATAAACTCATCGGCTTCCTGAGCCTCGTCAATAAGCACAAAATGGTAGGTTTTTGATTCAATCTTTGCCTTTGGGTTACAGGTCTGCATTCGGCAGATAGAACCAGAGCGCTTCATGGTGATGATTTTTCCCTTACCACGAGTACCACCAGAGGTAGCCTTGTCATCCAGTTCAGGGTCAAGAAGAAAACCAAGGGCGTGTTCGCTAGTCAAACGACTTACGATACGACTAAACACGGTGTCTGCTTGGTCTTCAGTTGGCGCAAACACTCCCACCCAAAAACCTTTCTCAAACTTAGACAGCCAGGTTGGGTAGATGTTTGAAAGTTTTGGAAGAATGACCATCATTGATGCAAGTACGTTAGAAAGAACTTCTGACTTACCAGACTGACGAGTTGCGATAAGAGTTATTTCTTCACCGTCACCCAAAACAATGGACTCAATAATTCTGTACGCAATAGGAATTTGGTACGGGAACAACTCAACATCGCAAAACTGCTCAGTAAAAAGAACCAGTTTTGTAACTAACTGGTCAACAAACTCAGCCGAGGTTTCGTCAAGTTCTTCAACAATCTCTTCGGCTAGTAACTCTTGTTCTTGGTCCAATAGGGAATCCGACATACCCTACAAGCCTACCCTAATTTAGAAAAGTGATAACTGGTCTGGATTATTCGGGGCGTACATACGGCGGTTAGCCTCTACCTCATCCACCATCTTTTCTATCTGAAGTAGGAAATCGTGCATGTCTTCCGTATCCGCAATTAGTCGGTAATCAACCCGTTTTAGCAACCCATTGTGTGGGAACGCTTGAACACGAACTGCTAGGTCATTTGCTAGCCCAATAGTTCTGTCCATCTTAAGTTCTTCTGGTGCTCTCATTGTTTTCTCTTTTCTATCTCTGACCAAATAACTTGTAAGGCTTCTACACAATCATTTACTTCACTTGCTGGGGCATCTCTAAATCTCCACGCATCAAAAGAAGCACCCAAAGCCATGATTGAGTTATCCATCCAACCGTACAAAGAAGAGTTATCTAACTTAGCGGCTCGTTGTTGCGCCTTACTTGGTGGAAGTTTATCATGCGATTTTTCTTCCTTTTTAAATATCCCTAGTGCCACTGTTTAATCTCCTCTATTGTTGTGTCCATCTCACGACCACCTAACGCAAATAATAGTCCTTCTTTTTCACTCTTGATTTCGTTACGTCTACACAACCCAAATTGAAACAAGTACTTACCAAACCGTAATTGCGGTCCCTTACCTTTACGCCAGTACCCACCGAGTTCTTGACATGTACCCATTGCGATATGTGGGATATTAGGTGTACCAGTATCACGGACAATCCAATAGACAAACCAAATTCCACGAACTATATTCATGGGGGTAGATACTAGTCGTTATCGCCAATCAAGTGGGAGTTGGTATTGCCTGGTGTCTTGCTGTTCAACATCAGGGAACCCTTGGTCTTCTTGCTGTTGGCTAAATGCTCCGTACTGCAACTTCCTACCCAATGGCGTTGCTTGCGGCCTGTTGAAATGGTCTGGGTCAAAGTCAACATAACCACCACTCATACCACCAGTGTTAAATGTTTTACCTTTTGAAAGAGCCTCATAGAAACGCTTGGCTTGGTAAACAGGGACATTGTTAAACACGTACTTAGTTGGGTTTTTTCTACCCTTCTTTCCACGGAAGTCCATGTAGATATCACCAACCATAGTTTCTGGGTTAAAGAAATACTGGACAAAAGTAAAGCGAGTGCTGTCTTGTCCGTTTGTTCTTTCACCTAACATGTCTGGCGTTGCATTGTCCACGCCACCTGTACTAGCAACCCAGGGGTCAAAGCATTCTTCCTCGTTAAACAAGGCTTGCTTTGTTTGCTCGTCAGAAAGGGCAAACGCCTGCAAAGAGTCCTTGATTCTTGCCCTACCTGCGTTTCCTAAACCTCGTGCTCTAGCCATGCACCAATTATAGTTTGTTATTAACCTTTAGGCAGAATTGCCAGTAATACTTACCAACAACAGGCCATTCAATTTGGCTCTCTGCATCAAACCATGATTTTCCTGCTGGGTTATTAGGTATCACATCAAATAAATTGACAACATTGTTAAACTCCAATGAATTTAACAATTTCTCAACTCTTGACTCATGACAATTCCAATGGTGGTGAGCGCCATCCCACCATTCCAATCCAGGAACATGTGTATCAGGGACATCTAAATGCTCCATAACTGACTCCACCAACCACCACGGCTCTAAACCCTCTTTCCAGCGTTTAATAGTTCTATGAACATCTGGACCAACGACAAGCATTGGAGCATTGGGTTTAGCAATACGTTGCATGTCTTTGAGGAATGTAGACACCTCTAACCAAGGAATGTGCTCCAGCACATGACCCATGTAGATAGCATCAAACGTATTATCTTCAAACGGATACGGTTTACCAGGGGCTACCTTGACATCTGGTTTGGTGTCATCTGTTTCCCATGTATCTGTATTTACCCAACCTTGTGCGTAATGGGTTCCACAACCAACATTTAAAAGTTTCATGAAACAGGACCACCTTCTAGTGGGAAATACCACCCACCATTATTATTTTTTGCTGTTGGCATATCTTGACGGTGATTGATTCCTGAATAGTGAGCAATCAAAGATTTACGTGGCATACCAACAACATTAGGCTCAGAACCACGATGTAATAACCTACCATGCCAAAACAACACATCACCACGCTCTGGCAGATACGTGATTACTTCAGCGTTACGTTTCTCAATCTCTGCTTCAAACAATGGGGTAAGTAGTCGTTCACTATGTTTGGGCCATGTATGGTCTTGCTCATCTGGACTAAGTGCAGCAAGAATCTTTTCCCTAGTAACTGTAGGCCACCTGTGTGAACCACGAACAAATTGAAAAGGTCCAGAGTCTGGGTGAATGGTTTCAAGAGCAATCCAGATAGCAGCATAATAGTCACCAACATGGTCTGGATTTAAATAAGAATCTTGATGCCAATTACGGCGAGTAGTAACCCACCCCGTTAGATTTAAATGAAGACCAGCAGGTTCACCAATAAGGTCTTGCATAGTATTAGTAATTCCACTGTAAGTAAGAATATCCATCACTTCTGGATGTCTGCGATACGGTGTGCAATCAGGCCACCCACCAGGTCGCTCGGAGTTATTCTCTAACCAACATTGTTCATAATTGACCATCAACTCTTCTGGAACAAAGTTTTTCTTAATAACAAATCCGTCTGCATTCCAATCCATTGGGCCAATGGGGGGAGCAGGTATCGTTAGGTCATCTAGGGTAATCATAATGCTGAGATTTTCTCCATTACTTCATTCCAATCAAAGCCACGTTTTTCCATTGAAAACTGCTCTTTAACTACTTCGTAGTTTACCATTGCTTCATCTTTACGCATGTTTGGGTCAAGTAGTTCCTTTAGGTGGTACTTCCACTCCTCTGGAGTTTTGGCAATACGCCCTACCCCAGCATCCGCAAGGTATTGATATTCAGGTGAATATGATGCAATAAAAGGAACACCAGCAGCGACATACTCAAGTCCTTTGATAAATGACTTTGCATGATTGAACTGCACATCATTCAGCGGAACAATTCCAATATCAATAGGAGCAAATAGTTTTGGATAATCAAGAATCGGCACCAAAGGCATAGTTGTCGTGCTGTCCCTGCTAATACCAAGTTGGTCTGCTGCGTGCGCCGCATTGGCCTGCAAATGCCCAGAATGGTGAAACTTGAGACCATTGCTATTGATAAACGAACCAACCGAATCTGCTACTGATTCGAGGTCG